CTGCTAACATCCTATGGTGCTTCCCAACTATGTAGTCCGGTTGCATATGTTTGCAAAAAACTATAAGATCGTCATATGCCTTCTTATTCGCATTTCTGGTGGCTAGTTCGCCCACCATCCGGTCAATCTCCGCGACCTCGTCCGGCGAAAAAGCGTCGAGGTTGGCGAGCATTTGTTCGATTTCTGCTTCGCTAAAGTCCAGCGCGGCTTCAGTCATCGTTTTTTATACCTAATTCAGCGTCTACATCTAGCGCTTCGCCGTCTATTACTACTGCATCTTGTATATCATCGTCTGGATTTGCCAGTTTCATCAGCTTTGCACGTAGTTTTTCCTTCAAATCATCCGTAGATTGGTGCGTAATCGTCACTTCAGACTTCTCCGAGAACAATCCAACGTCAGAAATCTTGCCAAGTAGCTCTAATGCACGCACTCGAACCCTCGGATCGGGGTTGTCGGTCTCTAAAATTAGCTTATTAGTGACCAAATGACGTATTTGCAGTGAACTTTCAACCACAGCTTGCCCAAATTCAGTCAAAATACCCCCAGTAAGCACCAATGATGCAGGGGTAAGGGTAGCTGCACGCTTGTTTGTCACCTTCTTAGAGGTCTTTTCGGGGTCTGTAGCGTAGGATGTAGCTAATGCAGCGGCAATATCTTGGTCTTCTTTGGTAGGTTCTACCTCTAAACCGTGCTCTTTAAGCTCCTGTATGGTAGCACAAGCTGCTTCTGCCCGTGCACGCAAGTCTATATACGGCACATCTGGGGTAAATGGCACACCAATTTCAGGTTCTATAACTATCGTCATAACTTTTTACGCAGGTTGTTAACCGATAGTTATGTTTTATACACAATAATTTATTTTTACGCAAGGAGGTTGGGACTCCTACCGGGGGGTGTTCCATATATAGAGGGGGTGGGGGGTCTGATCTGGGAAAATAACGACTTAGTGAGATTCATCCCAATGTAAAATTCTATGGCAGTTAGCACATAACGGGATGCACCGTTCCTCTATCTCTTTGTATGCAGCTTTCCATCTACCTGCAGTGACCAGCTCATTCACTCGTCGGTTATCTGGATGTTTTTCTTTGTGGTGGAAATCTATGACCGCTGGGTGCTGCATACCACACTTACTGCACGATACTGTGGCTTTGTATTCTAGCCAGATAGCTTTGTGCCTACGTCTATTCCTATTAACATCAGCTTGATGTTTCTCCTTATTACGCTGGTACCAACTTCGCCCGTACTCACGTTGACGCACCCGATACTCTTCTGTGTCCTTATATCTCATCGCAGCATACTAAACAGCAGAATGGACTTAGGGCAAGGCAAACTCAGAAACTTTGTGATTATTCACACAGATTAGTAATACTAGATAGCTGATGGTACCAAGTCAGGCAAAGCGGGGCATGGGGGGCGGGTAGGGTCGCGCATCTGGCAAAAAGTTAGTGCAGCACTAACAAATCAAACGTCATTAGATGTTAATAAAAGATATCATATGTCAAAACATCCCTACCAAAACAAGTTATCATGTGGCATAGTTAAATCATCGAAGGGGCAAACGGTTTGCCGCTTCATCCATTGCATACGAAAGGGATTTGTTATGCAAAAAATCATTAACGCTAAGTTGGCTAGCGCTATCGCCAACGCTGTTTCCATCACTAACAAGTCAGTACGCGCCACACAAACGGCTGTCGATTTGTTTGTGTCTGAGGGTTGGAAATCTACTGACTTAATCTCACCGAAAGGCGAGGTCAGCAAGTCTACTGCAACGCCTGAGCAATTCGAAGGGTTGACTAAGGCAATCGTCGCAGGCTTCACACCAGCAACACAGAAATTGCTGGACACACCAACCAAGGCGCTAACCGAAAGCGGTAAGTTTAACAAGCGCTATTGGCAACAACAAATCGGTGCACGTCGCAACGATTTCAAACGTGCCTTGGAAAAGCGTGAAGCGCTTGCAGCTGGTACACAAGCCAGCCGGACACGCACGCTGGATGAATGGTGCCGAGATATGGCGAATGATGGCATCAAGAAATGCCGCAATGCTGAGAACGCGCCATTCGATATCGAAGATATGATTAAGGCGCTGAACGCGGTGTTAAACATCGCCAAGCGATAACAACTTAGGGGCTGGCAGTGGTTGCCAGCCCCTTCATCTAATGAAGGGAAACAAGTTATGACTGATATATATTTAAACGGCGAACCTATGATCTGGATGTCAGTTACTGAAAATGAGTTTGGTGACCTGCGTTTTGTTTCATCGCCTGAGTATAAAGACTATCTGACTACTGTATCGGCTGCACATCAACACATGGTTAACAATACTATACCATCTGACTACTGGGAGAAAAGATAATGAAGTTATTTGGCTATATCGTTTTTGTGTTCGGCATGTTGTTTTTCGTTGCCGGTGTATCAATAGAAGAAAATATCCAGTCACCTTGGCCTTGGATATGGGTTATGATTCACGTCATCTGGATATTGGTTTCAATGGCAATCATGGGGATGGGCTTACTAATGACAAGGCGTGCTAATTAGTTATCAGGCAGGGATTTATTCCCTGCCTTTTTTTGTGCCTAAATTCTGGGGCAACCGATACCAGTTCTCGGAGCCGCGTTGCGCCAACACATTCGGCACAGCTAAACGCGTTAGTGTGACACTAACAGATTGAAACCAGTTCTCGGAGCCGCGTTGAGCCAACCGCACCCTCACAAATTAACACAAATGAAACCAGTTCTCGGAGCCGCGTTGAGCCTTGACGTGTTAGTGCACCACTAACATTTTATAATGTTCTGTAATAAGTTATTGATAAATAAGCAATGTTCTAAAAAAGGGGGGTAATGTTCCGTAATGTTCGTTTTTTTTTCGCAATGTGCGTACATTATGCTCTGGTGCGCGGTGGTGGCAATAGCTAGCAATATGTGCCAATACTTGCCTATCAAGTTTTGCTGTATTGTTTAGTTTAGTTAAGTTTTATAATATATATATATAATGTTCGTTTTTAAAAATATTACTATCCAACATTTTACCTGCCCTAAATCTCACTCCCCTAATGTTCGTTTTTGTCCTCTCAAAGAAAAGTCCGATAGTAATTTTAAAAAGCCGAACATTAGAACATTCCAAGTTTTTCAAATACATAACTTCCTACAAAACAGAACAATTAAGAACATTACACATATCACCAGCCAAACACACAAAATAACACGTTTTGTCATCATTTGACATCTTCTCGTATTCTGTTATACTAAGAAAATGTTAAGAGATTCCGCTTTTAACACCAACGCGCCACGGCGCACAATGAAAGGACACGTTATGCAAAACGTAACCACACTACAAAATGTTAGTGAAGCACTAACAAGCACACCAAACCAAACTCCAGAACTGACCGCACCAAGCATCGGTTCTAGTGCAATGCTCATCGAACTATCAGTTTCTACGTGGACTGGCCGCAAGCTGGACAAGAGAGCGTCTAAAGAAGTTACCACGAGTAACCATGCTGCATCCGGTGTCGCCAACGTAAACAAGAAGCTGCTCGGTGACTGCGCCGAACTTGACGCGGTACAGAAGTTTGTAGCTAACGCACGTAACCTGCACTACAGCATGACAATGCCGTGGTCAGATACAGGTATGCGGCTGCTACCGACAGCACAATATTTCAAGTATCACCAGACCATGACCGACATCCAGAACGAGTTTGAACGTCTTGTTGACTTGTTTATGAGTGCATACGACTGGGAGATTATGCAGGCGCAAGCCAAGCTGGGTGACTTGTTCAACATGGACGAGTATCCATCAGGTGACAAGATACGCACAAAGTTTGGGTTCCGGCTCAACTATATTCCGCTGCCTGACGCTGGTGACTTCCGTATCGACATTGGCAACGAGGCTATGGCTAACGTCAAGTCACACTACGAAACATATTACAGTACGCAGCTACAGACTGCGATGAACGACGTGTGGCAACGTGCATACAAAGCACTGACATCTATGTCGGAGCGGCTGGACTACGCTGACCACGAGCAGAAGAAGATATTTCGTGACACGCTGGTGACTAACGTCATCGACATCGTGGAACTTCTTGATGTGTGTAACGTGACAGGCGACACGCAGATGACCGCACTCAAGATGAAGCTGGACGAGGCACTACGCGGTGTCACACCAGAAGCCTTGCGCGAGGACGCATACTTGCGCGCCGAAACCAAACGCACAGTGGACGACGTTATCAAGTCGTTGCCATCACTGGACGTGTAACTTGTTAGTGAGACACTAACACAACCAGAAGAGAAGGAACTAAGTTATGCCTACAAACAACTCAGCCGTACAGATGTACGCACTCGGACTCGACCAAGTAGCTAACGCCATCAAGCACACAGGTACAAAGCGTACCATGCTGGTGCAGGGTGACATGGGTACAGGCAAGTCGTCACTACTTACAACTCTGGCAACAGAGTTACCGAACCACATACCGTGTTACTTCGACTGTACCACCAAGGACTTGGGTGACATATCAATACCTAACCTTGCGCGGCTTGATGACGGTACAGGCTATGTCACATATCTCACCAACGAGGAGTTGGGCGTACACAACAACAAGCCCATAATCCTGATGATTGACGAGTTTGGCAAAGCTAACCCCGCAGTCAAGAACGCACTGTTACGAGTTATACTGGAGCGTAAGATCGGTTCGTACGCGCTGCACCCTGACAGCATTGTGTTTGCTACGACTAACAAAGGCTCAGAGGGTGTTGGTGACTTACTACCACCACACGCACGGAACAGAATGACGGTTGTGCAGACACGCAAGCCGAGCAACATGGAATGGATTGAATGGGGGATTAACAATGGGATCGACCACACGTTACTTGGCTGGTGTAAAGACAACCCGCAGCTTTTCTACAGCTTCGAGGACATCAAAGACCCCGACGAGAATCCGTACATCTACCATCCCAAGCAACAGAGAGCCGCGTTTGTTACACCCCGCTCGCTGGAAGCGGCTTCCGATATACTCAAAGTACGTGACGGACTAGACGACCAGACCACCACTGCGATGCTCATGGGTACTATCGGTGAGCGTGGCGCGATGGACTTGATGGCGTTTGTCAAGCTGGCTGACCAGCTACCGTCACTTGAGTCTATCAAGCAAGACCCCAAGACTGCCAAGGTGCCTGACTCTGCCAGCGCCGTGTGTATGGTTGTGTATCGTACCTTAGCATCTTTGGACAAAGAGTGGGTCAACCAGTGGATGGACTACATGGTACGGCTCGACAAGGAAGCGCAGGGTATGTTCGCCAACGGTGTACGTGCGCCCAAGTATTCCAAGCAAGCTATGGTCATGACCAACAAGAAGTTCACCGAGTGGGCTATGCAGAACAACTACATGTTCGCCGCTGACAAGCGTTAGTGCGACACTAACAGAAAGGAACAAGACTATGTTAGCCATAGGAAAACAACTTACCACGGAGCAACGGCTGTCAAAAGCCGTTGTCGATATCATGGGCAATCCCAAGTATGTCGCGCTCGCTGGTATTCTAATGATAGGTGACAAGCGTATCTGTGACACCACACCGACTGCGTATACCAACGGACGTGACGAGGTGTATGGGCGTGAGTTTGTTGACAAGCTGAACGATGCAGAGTTCCGCTTTCTCATACTGCATGAGTGCTATCACAAGCTGTACCGTCACCTGACTACATGGCATCACCTGTACAAGGAGAACCCGCAGCTTGCCAATGTCGCGTGTGACTACGTTATCAATCTCAAGATTGCTGATGACAACAAGAACGATGGCTTTGCAACTATGACAGGCGCACTCACTGTGGGTTGTTATGACGAGCAGTATCGTGGCATGGACTCGGCGCAAGTGTATGAGATGCTCAAGCAAAAGCAGCAACAACAGCAAGCGTCCGGTGATAGCACTACTGGTACTGGTAACCCCGGGCCTGGCACAGGTAATGGTTCACCAAGTAACTCGTTACCACAAGGTTTCGATGAGCATGATTGGGAGGGCGCACAAGAACTCTCAGCCGATGAGCAACGCGAACTTGCCCGAGACATTGACGAGGCTATACGTCAGGGTGCGTTGATTGCTGGCAAGATGGGTACAGGTGGTGATCGTGACCTTGCCGAATTGCTTGAGCCGCAAGTCAACTGGCGTGAGGTCATGCGTGACTTTATCCAGACTACATGCTCTGGCAGTGACTACTCTACATGGCAACGCCCAAGCCGTAGGTATATCGGTATGGGTCACTACTTGCCTAGTGGTATCAGCGAGGCTATCGGTGAACTTGTCATTGCCGGTGACATGTCAGGGTCTATTGGTCAGCGTGAGATATCAGTCATCCTCACCGAAACCAAAGAGATATGCGACACCGTACACCCCGACAAGGTACGTATGCTCTACTGGGATACTCAAGTATGTCAGGACGAGGAGTACGACCAGCACGAACTCGATGACCTTGTGAAGTCTACCAAGCCAGCAGGTGGTGGCGGCACGTCTGTCGAGTGTGTGCCAGAGTATATCACAGCCAAAGGTATCAAGCCGCAAGCTGTGGTGGTCATCACCGATGGCTATCTGGGTGGGTCATGGGGTCAGTGGTCATGTCCTGTCCTGTGGGTCATCATCGACAACAAATCTGCCAAGCCCGATGTGGGTGTGGCTGTCCACGTCAAGTCAGGAGATATGTAAGATGGGATATCGTAGCGATGTAGCCATTGCAGTAGCAATGGTGAGTAAAGAAGATATGGATGAACTCATGTCTGTGTATGCACTCAACCTATTTGTGCAGAAAGAAAACCTGCTGCCTTCATGGGAGATTGGTGAGTATGAGGGCGCATGGGTTGCCATGTACACAGCAGAAGATGTCAAGTGGTACGGTACCTATGATGATGTCAGAGGGTTTGAAGCACTGACCAAACTTGCCGAGTCATTCTGGGAAGAACGAAGCATACCATACGCATACAGGTTTATACGTATCGGCGAAGAAGATAACGACATAGAAATCTCATGTCACGAGAGTGACTGTGGAGGACATGACGACAATCGTGGTGACGAACTATCAGACCTGCTTGCTGATGCTCTGTACGTATCTCGCTCAGTCAATAATGACATAACTTTAACTGCCCACAACGACAATAACTAAACTGTTAGTGGTACACTAACAAGCCAAGGAAAGGAAAAACCAATGGCTATATCATGGATCAAACCAACTACCTTTGCAGAGGTAGAATCTATCTACAACAACACCAAGCCTATGCGTGGTAGGAACAAAGGCAAAGACGTGCGTCCCATTGGGGACAGAGCACGTGACCATGAGCGGGTAAAGAAAATATCATCTAACTGCTACCTGTTAATGAACGGTGGCTACTATGATGACGTGTACAATTATTATTTTCGCCGCACAAAGGTCGCCCCAACACAAGCAGAGATGGTAGCACTAGCACCGATCTGTTGGAAACGTCATAGCGATGGCACCGAAACTGTTACGATACGGAACGGCATTGGACACGGTGCACACATGAGTCACTACTCGTTTCTTGATAGGATGTTACCACGTGGTATGGGGTTCATCATACAGAACGGTAAACAGTACATACGTGTAGATGCTGGCGAAGCACTCTACCTACCCAAGTGTATGTACGTGCCGCGTGGTGTGTATGAACAGACTAACGACAGACCACGTAGTATCTGGAACTCATGGATGCGCGCGACCGATGATGGTTCGTCACTGACATTCAAGCGAGATGGACATAAGTTCACGTTGGTTGGTGATGTGTGTGATGCACCCAAGCCGCCACGTGTAGTTGTGAAGAAGGACCAAAAGGCTAGATACAAACAGGCCATAACAGATTTTCGTGAGTGGGTGTTTGCTATTGGCCCGATGATCGAAGTTAGTTGGGAACGCAGCCGCATAATCCGCACCGAGATGAGTGAGTATCTCAAGGATACGCATGGTGTGTATGTCGGGTTCAATGGCGTAGACATTCCTGCAAACATTGCAATACAAATCATAACCAACTATAATAATCCAATGAGATTACACATGGCCTACAACTTTGTGCGTTATTCTAACATCAAATACGTTCAAACAGAAGAAGATGTCAAGCTTGTGAAGTCTCAATTCAATCGGTGGATCAATAAAACCTGCGGGTTCACCAGAACAGTGAAAGGATAAGAAGATGGGGTTCAAGTATATAACTGTTAGTGATGCACTAACATCAGGGGCTGTTGTAGAAAGCAGTGAGGTCATCAACCTACGCACTAGGTTGGAAGGGTTACGTATGGGGCTGCAATTCGCCCCGCGTAACAGCAAATCTTATCATGTGTACCGCGATGGCAACCCATACTGCATGGGCTGGATTGGGTATGATGACTTCCAGCACAGCAACGATACGCCTATGTACGCCGTGTACTCTTACAACATAGAGAACGAGAAGTATTCGTCATACAGTGACGAACATCATATGCGTATGACCAAGAACGTGGACACAGCTATACGTAACGTCAAAAAGTATTTACGTGTGCTGTCACCACATCAGCTAGTACAGCTAACGCGCAGGAGTTTACACCATGCAATAGGTGATACGCGCGATGTGCTTAGTAAAGAAGTACGTACGACTGCCGAAGCAGTGTTTGGTACTACTACTGTGCACCGTGGGTCTGACCTGTATCGTGAGATGCGGCACATGGCTAACTCAGGCTATGAGTTTGTTGAAGGTTCGTTCCGTGGGCGGTTGATTAGTTTCTTTGCGGCAGACGACGCACTGGTCGCAGAGAAAGAGAAACCTGTTAACGTGTGGTTCGTACGTGTGTTCGAGCGTTTCGGTAGACAGTCCTTTGAGGTTGTGGGTGTAGACAATGCCGAGAACAACTGGAACGCAAAAGCGCATGATGAGATTCATCGTTACAATTCGGATACTGTCCCTGAAGAGCTGGCGGGTAAGCTGTCAGTCCTGAACATGTTACAGGATAAACAGTATGTCGATGGTGTAGGACAGAACTGCGGTGAAGGTATGTTCTATGTCTGTCGCTAACTCATCACCACCTGATGACAACGTATACCGTGTTTCGATAGATAACACTACGAAACAAGTCGAGGTGGTGTGTATTGGCATGGATAGTGTTGACTCGGAAGCAGAAGGTATATACTCTTCTGTGGATGAGCTACCTGAGTGGGCGCAAGAAAGGGTTGCAGTGCTTATGCTCTGTGACCCCACACCCCCAACACAAGACGTGGAAGGGGTAGGGCGTAGGATAGATAGGGATGTCTATTGGGTTTATCGCGGTGTTAGTGCCGCACTAACATAATAGGTGATACCAGTTCTTAGGAGTTTTGATATGGATAAGGAAGAGACAGAAGGACAAAGAAAACGTAGAGTCTGGCGGGCGGTGGACACAAGTGGATTGGAGAACGCCTACGCTGATATGTTTTTGCAGAATTGCGAACAGACAGCAATTGCCTGTGTGTACGTCAAAAAAGAATGTGTTAGGCATGACCCCAATGAATATACACAGTACGAACATCCAGCAATGTACCAGTCTTGGGACTGTAGAGATGGTCATTACACATTAAAACAAGATCGAACAGTGTGTGGTATGCCCGCACCACTAAAGTTTGATTAGGAGAACGGAATGGCTATGACACCGGAAGCAAAGGTCAAAAAGAAAGTAGTAACCGTATTGAAAGAACTTGGTGCGTATTACTTTTATCCTGTGACAGGTGGGTATGGGCAGAGTGGTGTTCCAGATATTGTTGGTTGCTATCAAGGGATGTTTTTTGGTATCGAATGTAAGGCTGGTAAAAATAAACCTACAGCTTTACAGGAAAAGAACTTAAAGGATATAGCTACCAACGGCGGCATTGCGCTTGTCATTAACGAAGATAATATCGGTGATGTGTTGACTAACCTAAACCAAATACCGTTTGGCAGGTAGGACTTATAGGCTGCTGGTTACAGTCTACCTACCTGCAATGTGGGGTCATCCGCAAGGTCGCACGATGATGCCCACGTCGGAGAAGCACGTTACGCTAGTCCTAGTTCCGTATGCGTTTTCCTTTCCGCAAATAGAACTAGGCACCTAATTACCGGAGGGAAAGATGTTATGCACAAAATGTAAAGGCGATACCAAGGTCGCAGAAAGTCGTCGAAGAAACGAGACCACTTGGCGCAGACGGAAGTGTTTATCTTGCGGTACGCAATTCCGTACGGTTGAGGTGCTAGAGGCATTGGCTGCACAACCAGCACCGAAGCCAACACCAAAGCCAACACCGAAACCTAATTCAAATCGGTTTCGGAAAACAAGATACAGAAAACCACTACCATCAATAGAAGTTGAACCGGACTTTGACGCAATGAGCGATGCAGAACTGGAAGCATTTTTCTATAGGGAGAGTTGATATGATTGAATGTGGTGACGGAGAATTACAAAAAAGAATTGATGCGGGAGAATGTCCGAGATGCAGGGCTGCAGTTAGCTACACAGCAGACTATAGCGAATGTGGTGTATGTGGGCTTGTTATGTACACTAATAACGCTAAAGCCTTGCATGGGGGAGATATAACCAAACAAGAACTTACACGGTGGCTGCAAACCTGCCCATCACTGCAGTGGGTCATCGTGTCTGAAGTGGACGGTAAATCCGTCGTCGAGTTTAATACATGTCTACCAGATGAAAGGCAGCTAGAACTACCTTTCGATAAATAAAAAACGGAGAACGATTGTGGCTAGAACTAAACTGACTAAATATGAAAAGGTTACGCGATATATACTTAACAACAGAACTGCATCTGCTAAACAAATAGCAGAGAAATGCGGGTGTACTGTTAGTTACGTGTACAAACTAAAAGCTGAGAGCGGCACACCAAAAGAAGTTTTTGAGCGTACCCCTACAGCTGTGTTAAAAGAACCAGTTGTAACTAGGGCAAGTATCCTCGACAAAGCAAAAGAGTACGTCACAAAGGATCGCGCTGCGCAGCATGGAAACATGGAAGACAATTTCACTAACATCGAAGGTGGTTGGGCGTGGTGGGATAACATTAAACCTGATGACTTACCTGATGGTATAGATGTAGCGGTCAAGATGACGCTGCTAAAGATCGCACGTATAGCCTCTAACCCGAAAAATATTGATAACTGGGAAGACGGATGCGGCTACCTTGCTTGCGGTGGGGAACTCGCAGGGAAAGATGTGTAATGGATTTAATTACCTTAGATTTTGAAACCTACTACGACAGGGAGTTTTCTCTGTCGAAGTTAACTACAGAAGCCT